CAACGGCACTACTACCACAAATGCCTATGCGGCCGGCAGTACTGCGCCTACCGGTACTCACGGAACTAGAGCTGGTGTCAGTGGATTTAACGGCCTAAGATTGTTTGGTAGATATGTCAGTTCCGTCCAAAATACAGAAGTTGTAACAGCCGATGTGGGCCTGGTCAAGGTCTGGGACGGTGCATTGACCTTGGCAGAGATACAGGCACAGCATGCCGCATACAAAACAAGGTTTGGATATTAACATTATGGACACAGAGTGCTACCAAACCATTCTAAGATTTGGTTATCGATCCGTTGACCTAATCCAAAAATTCTGTTATACTAGTAGGAATGTTGAACTCTATTCGCGACGCAGTTGTCCAAATATTACCGCATAAACGTAAAACCAACGCCACGTCGGGTTGGATCAGTTTCAACGGTGTTTGTTGCTCACACAATGGCGAAACGGCGGATACACGTGGTCGTGGCGGACTAGTAATGAACGCTGATGGTGGCGTCAGCTATCACTGTTTTAATTGCAACTTCAAAGCCAGTTATGTTCCCGGTCGTCATTTGACCTACAAGTTTCGCAAACTACTGAACTGGTTGGGTGCAGACGAAGGCACAATTAAGCGACTGGTCATTGATGCTATCCGCATACGTGAACTGGTAGCTCCGGAAACATTGATAGAAGTAGCAGAGCAAGAAGAAATCAAGTTCAAAGCTCGTCCCTTACCTGAAGAAGCACAATCATTTCACGCATTAAGTAATTTTTATACCTTAAATAATGATAGAGATGTACCCAAAGAATTTCACAATGCTGTACTGTACTCGGCCACACGCAAGATAGATTTAAGCCGGTATGAATTTTATTGGACTCCAGAAACACAATACAATCTAAATCGTCGTGTGATTGTGCCGTTTACTTGGCACAATCAAATCATTGGCTACACAGCTAGAACATTTGATGAAGGTGTCAAGCCCAAGTATCACAACAGCCACGAACCCAACTATGTGTTCAACGTGGATCGGCAACCAAAGGATGCCAAATTTGTTGTTGTGGTAGAAGGACCGTTTGATGCCATGGCCATAGATGGAGTTGCTATCTTAGGTAACGAATGTCATGAGACACAAGCAGACATTATTGACAGCCTAGGCAGAGAAGTCATTGTGGTACCCGATGCTGATCGAGCCGGTGCTCGACTAGTAGACACAGCAATAGAATACGGATGGACAGTGAGTTTTCCTGTATGGCAAGAAACGCACAAAGACGTTGCCAGTGCAGTAGCGGCATTTGGTAAATTGTTTGTGATCAAAACAATATTAGAAGCTAGACAATCGAACCGATTAAAAATTGAACTACGTCGAAAGAAAATATATAATTAACTATGGCCACTGATTACACACCCGAAATACAAAAATTATTTTTAGAACTAATGATGCAGGACGCACAGAGTTATGTGCGGGTGCAAAACATTTACAATCCAGAAAATTTTGATCGCAGTCTGCGTGATGTGGCCAAGTTTATTGCCACGCACTCGGCTGAATATAAAACACTTCCCACATACGAACAGATCCAAGCAGTGACTGGCGTAGAACTTAGACCCATTCCCACAGCCATTGATGGACATCAAGAATGGTTTATGCAGGAGTTTGAAGGATTTAGTCGCAAGGAAGAACTTAGCCGTGCTATTCTCAAAGCCGCTGACCTGTTGGAAGAAGGCGATTACGATCCTGTGGAAAAACTGATCAAAGACGCGGTACAAATTGGCCTGACCAAAGACTTGGGTACAGATTATTTTGCTGATCCCAAAGCACGTATTGACAAATACTATAATAGTGGCGGACAAGTGAGCACAGGTTGGCCCACCATGGACAAGATCTTGTACGGCGGCATGAGTCGTGGAGAACTCAATATCTTTGCTGGTGGTTCAGGTTCAGGCAAGAGTTTGGTCATGATGAACATAGCACTGAGTTGGTTACAACAAGGACTGAGTGGTGTGTATGTGAGTTTAGAACTGAGTGAAGAACTTGTAGCCCTAAGAACAGACGCCATGTTGACCAGCACAGGCACTAAAGACATACGCAAGGACATTGAAACCACAGAACTCAAAGTCAAGATGGTGGGCAAGAAGTCTGGCAAGTATCGTATTAAGGCCTTGCCGGCACAGAGCAACGTAAATGACATCCGTAGCTTTATCAAAGAGTATCAAATACAAACTAATAACAAGGTAGACTTTGTGATGGTCGACTACTTGGACTTGGTAATGCCTGTGAGTGTCAAAGTCAATCCCAATGATCAGTTTATCAAAGACAAATATGTGGCAGAAGAACTGCGTAATTTATCGCAAGAACTCAATGTGTTGTTTGTGACAGCTTCGCAGTTGAATCGTAGTGCGGTAGAAGAAATTGAGTTTGACCACAGTCATATTGCTGGTGGTATTTCAAAGATCAACACAGCCGACAACGTGTTTGGTATCTTTACAAGCAGAGCCATGAAAGAACGTGGACGCTATCAAATCCAGTGTATGAAGAGTCGCAGTAGTACAGGTGTTGGTATGAAGATCGACTTGGAGTACAACATCGAAACCATGCGTATCACTGATCCCGGAGAAGAAGGACAGGAAAGTTCAGGGGGTCAATTTAGACCCGCGGCCAATATCTTAAATCAACTCAAACCCACAACCACACTTAATCCAGTGGTCAAAGAAGGATGGAACCTAGAAAAAGATACTGCCCCACCGCCGGGCTCCAGCGTAGAAAGCAATAAATTAAAGCAAATGATTGCTGGACTCAAAAGCAAGTCTGAATAACCCCGCATAAATACTACATTACTGGAGCATATCTTGCAAAAGCGAGCACGTAGCATACTTGACGAACTAGACACCATGTTAGTACACAAAGATCGTGAGAATCTTGTGGAAAGTCGTGCCTCTAATGTGATCGCCGGTGCTATAAACTTGATCAATTACATACGTGAAAACTACGAACCCGAAGCAGCTGCTGAGTTGGAACGTAGACTGATTAACAGTATTCGCACTCAAGAGCCAGACAAATTCAAACGCGGTGTTAGGAAAATAAAACGTGAAGATTAAAGATGTGATTCAATTGACGGAGGCAGAAACTGTTGATCAACGAGTCCAACGAGCAACAAAAACTTGGACGGATGAATGGAATCAACTCCCCCAGCAAAATAAAACTCCACAGGGATTACAACAGTTTGGAATGGACTTGGCCAAAGATAAAAGTGGAAAGCAATTATTTACACCTGCATTACCTCAATCAGTTGACCCTAAATCTGTAACAGCATATATCAGCAGTATTCTTTCTAATGTTTTTTCCACACAAGATGCACGTCAAGCAGCAGACATTAACCAAAACAACAAACCTGCTTTATCTCCACACCTGCAACAATTTAGTATCAGCGACGAAGGTCCTCCTTTGAAAGTATTTTATAAAAAAAATGAGTACGTGTTGAATCCCACTACCGGCGCTTGGACAAGTTATCCCGGCGGAAAACCCATACCGGAACCGTTGACTCAATCACTGAATCAATACATAGCCGCGGTAAAACCAACACCGGCTAAACCTGTAACTGCACTCAAGGGCAATGTGCAACCAATCACGGTCAAGGACAAACAAGGCGAAATATGGACCAAGGACGAAGATAACAATCGTTGGGTAAATGACGCCGGGGAAGTTGTGACTGATCCAGAATCTATTAGAAAATTAGAACAGCATTCAAGTACTCAACAGGTGTATTACAACAGAACTACACAACAACCAAGACAGACGGGTGCATGATGTATCTATATGAAGGCGGAAAAGTATTCGACAACACGTCAGCTGTGGCCAAAGAAGATGTTGCCACAGTGATCAACACAGTCAAATTAGAATTACCTTCCGCTTTGCAAAACAAAATTATAGCCGACATAGGTTCTGCTGGTTACAAGGTTGAAAGTGGTGACATTGATCTTTTTATCGATGAGCGTGCTGCTGTAAAAAACTTTGGATCAGACAATGCCACAGGTGCCAAGCAGGCCCTGGCACAATACTTGCAGGCCAAAGGATTCAAAACAGCAGTCAAAGGTCGTAACGTACATGTGGATGTTCCTTACTCGGCTCAAGATGGAAAACAGCGTCATGCACAGGTAGATCTCATGATCATAGCCGACGCCAAGCGTGTGGCTGCTTGGCATCAGCACGGCCCACGTGGCATGTATGCTGACCCCAAATTCAAAGCCGCACACCTGTATATTTTGTTGAACAGCATTGCCAACTTTAAGAACATGAAGGTGGATGCCTTTGCCGGTACGCTCAATAATCGTGATGCTGACAGCACCATGGTCAGCCGTGACCGTAACGAAATCGCAAAAATATTGTTGAACCCTGGTGCTCGAGCCGCAGATCTAGACTCTGTAGCCACAGTCATGGCCGCACTAAAAAGTGATCCAGACCGTGAAGGTAAATTGGCACAGGCACACCAAGCTGTGGCCAAAGGCATGCTGACATTACCAGAAGATATCACTCCAGGAAGTGCTGCTTGGTTCAGAACTATGGGACACAACCTATGAGATTGGATTTTGTTGATTTCTTATTTGAAGGTACTGCGGACAATCCCAGAATACCCCATCCTGAAAATGCTATCTTTACCAGTAGTGCCGAAGCCAAACGAGCAGTTGACACTCTCAAAGAAATTATCACCAATCCCGAACAGATAACAATCAAGTGGGACGGCGAAGTAGCACTATTCTTTGGCCGCGACGCTCGAGGACAGTTCTTTTGTTCAGACAAGTACATGTATCCAAAAGGCATATTGGCTCATAGTGTACAAGACTGGATTGCATACGATACAAATAAAAAGTCTGGAACCCAACGTCCAGATTTATATAAAAAACTTGAAATCATATGGACTAGCTTAGAACAAAGTGTTGGCTCTCAGCCAGTGACTTTTAAAGGCGACTATTTTACTTTGTCCAATCCCGTAAAAGGAAATTATGTTTTAAGTGGGCCCACAGCACAATATGCGATACCGGCCAACAGCAAAGCAGGTCAGGCACTGGCAGGTAAAAATGCAGTGATATTTGTACACAGCATGAATGAACGACCCTGGAACGGCGAAGGACTGGAAGGCTCTGGCAACGTGGCCTTGTTGGGGCCAAATATAGACAATCAATTTGGACTAGGCACCTATAATAGACAGCTCACGCAACTGTACAAAAATGCAGAAACAATTCTCAGTCAATACGGAAATCTAGTAGATACTTTTTTAAATCAACTGGGCACCAAATCTGCTAGAGCAAAACTAGAACAGTATTTCAATCAAAAAATAACACGCCAGACTGATCTATCAGTGGACGAGTGGCTAAAACAAAACGATCCTGCTAACTATAAAAAACTAATAGGCGATAATCAAGGCGGTATTTTATATAGAAATATCAAGGGCTGGAACGCTCTTAAAATGATTTATAACAGCATTTATCAACTAAAAGACTACCTAGATCGAGTATTTACACAGCAGGTTAAAAATATAGCTATGTCTACCCCAGGCGGCGCTGGAGGGGAAGGGTTTGTATTTAATAGTCCCACACAAGGCCCTTATAAGCTGGTCAGCACGGGGTTTAGGCAAAGTCATTTCAACAAATAACATCAACTTGTATAAATAAAAGTATGCGTGATTCGCAAATAAATTAAGGAGATTTAAAAATGGCAATCCAAACAAGATTCAAAGGTACGACAGAAGCAGTTAAAAACGTTGGCGCACAAAGCATTCAAGCTAATGCTGCAATCATCAACGTTGGTCTAAATAGTCCAATCGCAGCTTACAAAATTGGTACACTAGGTGTAACAAGTAACTTGGCCGCTGAACTAGGTCGTGGTACAAATGGTACAGCAGGTGCTGTTGAAGCAATCCTCAACACAATTTCTGCCAATGCAACAGTTGTTGCTTACCAAGTTGACGCAGCTGCTCAATCACAGTTGAGCGTTATTGTTGAGCGTTCAAGCTGGGTAGATGACACATCATTGCAAAACGCAATCCGTGCTCTAGGTTCTAACATCGGTGCATTCAGTACAGTTACTGCCTCTACAGCAGTTGTTACAAGTACTGGCGGTATCAAGCTAGCCTAATAGTTCGACAACTATAAACAAAAAAGCGTACCAGTTACGCTTTTTTTGTGGCCGGCATAAATATTATTATGCGTAACACGCAAATATATTAAGGAGATTTAAAAATGGCAATATTTACACGTCGTGCAGGTGATGCACAACAAGTTCGTAACGTTGGTACTTATGGTACACTAAACGCAAACGCAGCTATCATCAACACTGGTTTGAATGCACCAGTTACATGTTTCAAAGTTTCATTCATTGCTGGTACAGC